CCGCGATGCCGATGTCGCCAACTTGCGGGTCCAGGATGATCGCGTTGGCGCCGCCCTGGATCCGCAGGTAGGGGCACTTGAAGATGGTCTTGTGCGGCTTGGTGTTGCCCGCGGAGTCCGCCATGTTAACCAGCGGCAGGATGTCAACAAAGCCCACCGGCGAGGCCGCGCCGCTGTTGGTCACGGCCTTCACCTGCACCAGGGTCGCGGTGCGAACCCGTGCAAGGACGCCATCAATCATCAGGCGGATGGCATTGAAGTCGCTGGTCGAAGACCCGGCCTCTTCGAAGCCTATGTAGCCTTCATCTGCCATATCGCAAGCCGTTGAAGTAAGTGAACCACTGGCCGTTCGGCACTTCGCTCTCTAGCTCATGCGAAATTCCGAAGGTCTGCCATTGGCCGTCCGCGACTTCCAGGTCGCTGCTGACTTTCACCAGTCCGGCCAGTTGCAGGAACGGGTTGAAGACACACTTGACCGCAATACCAGACAAGTCCGTGGCGTAGTTCGGATAGCCCACCAGTCCGGTGCTAGGCGAGATAAGCGGGATCAGGCCGCCACGTGGCACGCCCTTCGGCATGATGATCATGCGGTTCACGCCCTTCCCTCCGTGCGTGATCACCATGTCGATGTTCGCGTCTTTGGCGCACGCTTCGGCCATCTCCATTAGCGAACCGGCGTAATAGGGGGTGTAGAGGGTGACGCTTACAGGCCCGGTCACGCCGCCGTTTTCGAAGTCAAAGCCCATTTTGTAGGCCAGGTCCGAAAGGATCACCGCCGCATCCGCGCCAGCCGGGTAGCTGATCGGGTCCGCGACTTTCAGGCGCTCCAGGTTGCCCATTGACGCCTCGACATTCATCGCAACGTCAGGCGCGGCTGAAAGGTCTATCTGCGAAAGACGCACCTGGCCATCAAAGATAACCGACAAGACCGAACCCTCGTCCCCGGCCTTGATGACAAGGCGGTTCTTTCTCTGCGCAAACGCGATTCGGTTCAGGTCCGTCAGCTGTTTCAGCAGAGACCGTGTGAGTCCGTAGACGCGCAGATTGGCAACGGCCAGCCTGGGGCCGAGGCCGGCCGTCACCGTGCAATAGACGCGCTGGTCCGTGAAAGTCACGGTCTCGGAGCCACTCTCTCCGAACACGCCCTGGCCCAGAATAAACGTGAGCTCGATCTTGCGGCGAATGAAGGTCACGCAAGCTCACTCTGTTGGATGTATTGCAGCAGGTGGCGCGTGCCAAGGCCCGGGCTGCTGGGGTCGCTTGTTCCTTGTGTGTCGATGAAGAGCAAGTCGCCCAGAAAGCCCAGGTAGGCGCTTCTCACGATGCGGCCCAGGTTCACGCAAACCACACCCGTGATGATGGGCAGGTCGTTGATGCTCAGGTCGCAATAGAGCCCTGTCGATCGCTGGCGAAGCACGATCTGGCAGGCCTGGCCGCCCAGCGTGACGCGCAAGATCTGCGCCGGCGTGTCTTGAATGGGTACTGTCAGCATGTCACCCGCCCAGCTTCAAGCCGCCGCCGATCAAGCCCAACTTCTGCATTCCGGCCTGCACATTCAGCTTGACGTTCACATTGCTGATCGCGCCCTGCACCGTGCCGCCGTAGAGGGCTTTTTGCCCCGCCGGTTTCTTGGCCGCGCCAAAGGCCGCCGAAACGGTCTCGCGCACTTCCACCAGCCATAGGTCCACAGTCAGCAGGCCCGCGCCAGAATCCGCGGTGCGGTGGTAGTCATAGCGCTGGATGTTTGCGCCCTTGTAGACCTTCTCCGGCGTGGTGACGTCGTACAGATCCAGGCTGTTCGCGGCCTTGTCGATCGCGTCCAGGAACTTCGCCCGGTCTGACGTGGTGCCGCCCTTGGTGAACTGAAGCCTGGCGTCGAAGGGGCTGGCCACCTTGTTGTAACTTTCGAAGGCGCCCTTCTGCTGCGGGTAGTCCGACAGCTTGGAGTCCTGGCGGAATTCCACGCTGCGCACCGAGTCGGCTTCGGCCACGGTTTTGCCGTCCAGGAACAGGCCCCACTTCGGGCCGCCGAACAGGCTGATGATCTGTTTCGCATCCGAAAACAGAAGCACCGCTCGGTTCTGCACACCTTGCAAGCCGGCCGGGAGGCCGGCGGGTGGCCGCAGCAGAGTCGGCGCGCCGGGAATTGAGGGGATGATTGCCATCACTCAGTCGCGTAATTTGCCTGGCCGGTCAGCGAGTAGTTCGCGCGGATAGCAGCGCCCATGTCGCGCGCGATGCCCTGTGCGTCGGTGGCCTGCGTGTTGATGATCTGGGTGCCGATGCTCACGTCGGTCTTTGAACCGCCTCGGCGGTCCTTCTCCGCTTGCAACGTCCGAAGCGATCGCAGCGGGTCGTAGAACACGGCCGGATTCGGATTGGCGCGGAGCCTGGCCATCTCGCGCTGCAGAGCCGCCTTCACCGAGGGGTCTTTCTGACGATCAAACTCGTCTTGCATGATGCGCAACGAATCGCCGTCGATGATGTTCCCACCCGGACTACCCGATCCGCTTTCATCGGTGACCCTGCCGCTGACCTTCCGACCGGGTGGCGCTTTCCAGCCTTCAGGCTTCACGCCTTCATTGGCCGACTTCCAAAGCGATTCCCAAAACCCCAGTTCCTTGCCCGTCTTTTCGTCGGTGCGGTGCGTCAGGTCGTACACCCGGCCGCCCACCGAGGTTTCAGACGCCGGCGAGCCAGTCAAGAATCCGACCACGCTGACGGTCTTCTTCAAGATGTCCGTGAGGGCCGGAGAAACAATGTCTAACAGAGTCCGGCCCGCGCTTTCGATGGCCGAATTCACGTCTTTCCATGCAGCCAGAAGCGCCTTTGCCTGCTCGGTCTGTTCCTTGGTGACCCCATTCAGCGCGATCTGCTTCTGCAACAGTGCGTCCAACTGGTCGCCCACTTCGCGCATGACGACGACCGTGCCCTGCGTGAACCCGGCCAGCTGCATCAGGTTCATGGTTTTGCCGGGGTCCCCGCTGCCGGACACCGCGCGGTTCAGGATCTTGTAGGCCTCAAGCACTGACGTGGACTGCGCCACAAACCTTTGGAAATCATCCGGGCTCAGAAGCTGCGCCAGGTTCTCCATCAACCCGCGGTCTTCCTTGCCGCTCTTCAGGTTCTCTTTGAAGGTCAGAATGTGCTGGAAAGCGGCATTCATGTCGCCGGCAGACCCCCCAAACTTCTCCGCTATCTCATGAAGCGCCTTTAGCTCTTCGGTGGACATGCCGAAGGTCTGCGCCAGGCGTCCGAGCGCCGCGTCGCCAGTGGTGATCGTCTGCACGAAGTTCTTGATTGCGCCCACGCTGGCGAAGGCGCCGACCAGGCCCAGGATCTCGCGCCGCATGGACTTGAAGCTGTCGGTGGCGACCTTGGCCTTGGCCTCGATTTCCTTCGCGTTCTTGACCGTGGTTTCCTTGGTCTTCTTCAGCGCTTCGTCGGCTTCGCCCTGCCCCTTTTTGAAACCAGCAATATCAAGCGAAAGCGTGACCAGCAGCGCGTCGATGATCGTGGCCATGGCTCAGTCCTGCGGGCGTTGGTTGTAGGCATCCACGGCGACGATCTCCAGGAGCCTGTAGGCGTCTTCTGCGCCCAGCACGGTGTCGAGTTCGTGCATGGTGGCCAGGCGGCTGGAGATGACGGCACCGATGGCGCGCGGCACGTTCACGTATTCGGCCCGGTGGCGGGGTTCGCTGCTGACACTCAGGCCGATGTCTGGAGAGCGCCAGCGGTAGAAAAATCCACGTGGAGTTCCAGCACTTCCTTGCGCAGCCGCAGCCGCGTGGCCACTTCTTCGATGTCGTCTTCGATCAGCGCGCGCATGACGCCAGGCTTGCCCGGGTCCGGGATCATCTGAATGCAGGCGAACATCTCGGCCATCAGGTCGCGGGCCTCTTCGAAGCGCAGGCCGGTCAGCGCCTTCAGGCCCAGGCTGGCGATGCCGGCCAGGCCTGAGCTCGCGATGTCTTCCGGCACGTCCACGCCGGAGCGAGCCAGCGCCAGAAAGGCGCGCACGGCCCACATCTCGGCCTGGCTCGCGGGCATCTCGCGGATGAAGAATGCCTTGCCGTTGTCGCGCCCCGTGGCGTCGATCAGGATGGTGGCGGTCTTCCTGGCCATCAGATGGGCGCCCCGATCATGGATTCGAACATGATCGAATACTTGCGCGGCTGCAGGATCTTCTTGCCGTCCGGCGCGGGCTTGTAGCCCATGAGGACGCCCTTCTTCAGGGCGAAGCTGCGCTGCACGCTGGGCAGGCGCACCACGCCGTTCGCGAAGTAGATGTCTCCGCTGGCGCGGTTCGCCGCGTACCACGCATCGAACAGGTCGTTCGAATCGCTGTCGGCCTGCAGCATGATGCCCAGGGGCACGGGCACGTTGACGTAACCGGCCGACAGTTTGCCGTCCACGCCCATGCTGATCTCTGCCGGCGCGATGTCGCCAACGTCGAAGATGTCGTCGGCGGCAAAGCCCTGCAGCTGCTGCGGCACCGGGAACAGGCCCGTGATCGACAGCAGGATGATGGAATTGGCGGAAGTGATGCTCTTGGTTGCCATGATTGCCTTTCAGACCGGCATGTCGGGCCAGTAGGTGTTGAACTTGGCCCGGTTGTCAGGGGCCGGGATGACGCGCAGGTTGGCTTCGCAGTGGAGGCCGCAGACAAGGTCGCTCTGCAGCGGAACGATGTGGTCGACGTGCCACCCCTGACCGAGCATGCTGGTCCTCAGCCTGGCCAGCCGATAGGCCTCAGCCATGAAGAAGCGGTTTGCCCAACTGGGCGTCGCCTGCCGCTCAACAGCCCTGCGCTTCTGCCATTGCCGGCGCTTGATGTCTGGATTGGCCTTTGACCACTCGCGACTGCGCTCGTTGAACCTGTCGGCGTTTCTCGCTCGATAGGCCACGCTGTGCTCTCTGTTCTCCTCATGCCAGCGCGCCAGACCGGCGAGAACCTCTTGCCGATTCGCGGCCCGATACGCAGATGCACGTGCTCGCTCGCGCTCACGGTTCTCGGCGTAGAACTTGACGTTGCGCAGTCGCACACATGCACGGCAGTAGGAGTAGAGGCCGTCCTTCGACTTCTTGAAAGGCGCGAACTGTGAGCGCGGCTGCTCAAGCGCGCACGCGGCGCACCGTTTCGTCTCCATCTATGCGACCTCGATGCTCGCGAGGTTCAACTTCTGCACCGAACCCCCATCGACGTACCACAACGTCACTGGCGGTGAAACACGTGCGATGCGGGTGATCGAAGACGCTTGCTGGATCTGGAGATACCAGCCGCGCGTCGAAACGATGTCATCGATCTTCACGCCGGCCAGGTCGTTGATCTGCGCGGCCTGCAGCGCGGAGAGCGCCACACCCGGGCGCGCGGCGCCGAAGTTCACGGCCGCGTTGATCGGGTCCGCACAGGCAGATTCGATCAGGGCATAGCCGGCTGCGTTGTAAGGGATGCTCCGCGCATTGAAGAGCAGCGTCATCATGGCCAGCTGCAGCGCGTTGTTCAGCCAGATCTGGTTCACGTAGGTGTCCAGCCACTTGAAGATGCCGGTCACGCTGCCCGGAGCCAGGCCGATGTTCGTGTTGTTCGCCGTGCTCCAGGCGCCGTAGAAGTTGTAGCCGTTCGAACGCAGGTTGCTGGCCGTGGTGATGTCCGTCACGTCGGCCGTCAGACCAGACTGCGAGCGGTAGGCCGCGGTCACCCGGCCATTGGTGCGCGTGAAGTCGATCGACGCGATGTAGCCGGCCACGAAGGCGGCCTTGGTGTAGTCCGGGCACCAGATCGGCACCGTGCCGCTGGTCTGCGCCTGGGTCAGCAGGTAGCCCAGGCTGGCCGTGGCCGGCACGGTGACCGTCGGCGATGCGTCGGTGTCCCAGCAGATGTAGACGTTGTCGTTGTTCTGCGTGCCGTTCCATGCCGCGAAGGCCAGCTTCAGGGTGTTGCCGCTGCCTGCATCGGGATCGAACAGGGTGAAGAAGCTGGCCCAGTTCGTGATCTGGTTGACGATGCCGTTCATGAAGACAGCCGGCGTGGCAGCCGCGGCGCCCTGCGACAGCACCGCGCCGGTGGCCAGGGTCAGCGCCAGGCTGGTCGCCAGCGTGCCGGTGGCGTAGGTCATGGTGCCGCCGGTGCCGGTAGTGGTGTTCTGGAACAGGAAGCCGCCCGACACGCTGTCATAGGTGCAGGTGAAGCCCGGCGACGTGAAGGCCGCCAGGATGATCGTGGCCGCGTTGCTGAAGCTGGTGGCGCCGGACAGCGTGATGGTGCTGCTGGTCTTCACCACGCCGCCGACGGTGATGCTCAGGGTGCCGGACAGGGCCTGCAGCTGGGTCAGGGTCAGCGCCGCGACGCTGGCGCCGCGCAGGTAGCCGCCGACTGCCGCGCTGGGGTACTGCGCGAACAGGAGCGTGCCAGGCCGCACGGTGCCGCCGGTGATGCCGGAGAAGTAGACCGAGGCAGCCGCGGCTTCTGGCGTGCCGCTGCCGAAGTAGGTGGCCACCGCGGCGGCCGACGTGAAGGGCTGCACCGCCCCGATGGGCGTGCGCGTGCTGGTGGTCAGCACCAGGGCAGAAAGATCCAGCGCAGCACCGCCAGCGCTCAGGACGCTAGGGACGACGGTGACCAGGTCGGAGGCGGGAATGGTAGCCATGTGAAAACTCCAGTGTGGAGAAGCGTGAAGGGAAAATCAGCCCGGGGCTGTAGCGTCGACTTCTCGGATGTCGCCGACCGGCTGGAAGCGCAGCGTGGTCGCGAAGTCCTGGCCCGTCGTGACGACCGGGTTTGCCTGCATGACGGCGTCCATGGTCCAGCGGCTTTCGACCTGCTGCGACTCGTTCAGGAACGGCACCTGGCGCGCGTCGCCGCAGTAGAGCGGCTGCACGTTGAACCCCGAAGCCGCGAACTTTTCGCAACCGTATTCATCGCGGAACAAGGTGCTGATGACCTGGGCCGTGTTCGAGCTTTCAGGGCCGTGGATGTCCAGTTGCACCGTGACCTGCGTGGGCTGCTTTGCCTTGCGCGACTGCGCCAGGCCAGGGCCGCCGTCTGCATAGGTGACGGTGTTCGTGGCCAGGCGCGCGCGGCCGATGATCGTCATGACGACGAAGTCGGCGGCCGCGGGCTGCGGCACCTGGTTGTCTTGCGCGCGGATCACTTCCACGCCGGCCGGCAGCACCGACAACAGGAACGACCGCAGGGCCGATATGGTGTCGCTGCTCATGTCAGGCTCAGGCTCACAAAGACGGCCGTCTGCTGCGCCAGGTAGTCGATCACCACCAGCTTCGCGCCCTTGCGGATCCCGTGCAGGTAGGCGTCGACGTAGAACGAATAGGTGCCTGCCGCTGCGCCGCTGAAGATGAAAGAGCCATCCTCGCGAAGGTCCACTATGCCGTCCGACGGAAGAGACCGCAGCAGCCACCGCACTTCGGTCAGCCCGGTGTCTCCAGGCTCAAGATCAGGAATTCCAAGTGGCGCACCGTCGGGGCCGGTCAGCGGGATGTCCTGCACATGCACGCCCAGGCCCGTGTTGCCGACAAGGCAAGCGCCGGGGACCCACGGCACGACATCCACGCGACAGGTCTGCGAGCTCATGCAGCGGCCTGGACGAACTCTGTTCCGATGGCGCCCCGCACGCCGATGTCGGTGCGCGTGTGGTCCAGGCGATACCACTGGCCTATCGACAGAGCCGCGTCCTGGAAGGTGACGACCCAGTCGCCGTCAACGTCCTGCACGGTTGTCAGACCGGTCTTGGTGGCATAGGTGATCGATCCGTCCGGGGAGCGCACGATCGTCGTGAACGGTGCCGCCCGGTGCGGGGAACCCGTGTTCCACGTCAGGGCGCCGCTGGTGATGCGGCCAGGCCCCACTTGCGTGGGCACGCCCATGCCGCCGAAGATGACCGCGCCGCCCGCGGTGCGCAGCGTGGCAAAGATCACTGCCATGTCAGGACACCGCGACCGGGCCGACGTAGCCCTTTTGCGTCGCGCCTTGCGTCAGCGTGCCGTCGCTGCTGCTGATTGCGATGCCGGCGATCGCGCCCGGCACAAGTGAAGTCAGGCCGGTGATGTTGCAGGTGTAGACACCCGACGCATTCGTCACACCGTTGCCGGTGGTGTAGATCGGCACTTGCCCAGCCCACAGATCCGGCGTTGGCTGGTTATAGATGGCGACCTTGAGCCCGGTCAGGTTCGCGGCAGGCGTGACGCCGTCGGTGGTCAGCGTGATGCTCAGGCTGGTGGCGAGCGCCGAATTCGCCTGGTACGTGTAGGCACCAGGATTTGTCAGCGAACCGTTGTTCGTGAGGGTGATCGACTTGGCGCCTACGGCCGCAGGCGTGCACGTGAAAGTCGCCGTCGGGGTGCCTGCGCTGATGTTGACGCTGGTCGGCGAGAAGGTGCAGCCGGCAGCCGAAGGCGTGACGTTGACGGTGCCAGTGATCGCGCCGTTGGCCCCGACGGTGAAGTTCGTCGATGCCACACCGGCCAGGCCCACCGTCGGCCCGGTCAGCGTGACGGCCGTCGCCGCGCCGCCCGCCGTGTAGGTCAGCGCCCCCGGGTTCGTGAGCGATCCCGAATTGGTGACCGTGATCGACTTCGCGCCCACGCTGGCCGGCGTGTAGGTGAAGGTCGCCGTCGGCGCTCCGGCGCTGATGTTGACGCTGGTGGGTGTGAACGTGCCACCGTTGGCTGCGTCGCTCGGCGTGACAGTCACTGTCCCGCTGATCACGCCGTTGGCTCCGACCGTGAAGGCCGTCGAAGCGCTGCCCACGGTGCCGCTTGATGGGCCCGACAAGGTGACGGCCGTCGCGCCGGATGCGTTCACCGTCAGCGAAAAGGTGCGGACGATGGTCTGCGGAGGCGCGCCGCCGCCGGTCGGGTTTGTGCCGGCCGTGCTGGAGTCGATCTTGGTGACGGTCACCGTGTAGGTGCCAGGCGTGGCCGTGAGCGTGCCGCTCGGCACACCAGTCGCGCCGTTGATCGCGCCCAAGCCGGATCCGCCCGCGTTGGTCAGGTTCCAGGAACTGGATCCGACACCCTGCACCGTGATCTGGCTCTCTGGGGTCGCGCCGGCATAGGTGAAGGCGCTGCTGGCCGTGCCGCTCTGCGCCGGCAGCGTGCCGCGCTGGTGGCCACCGGCGATCGCAGCCCGCCCGCATTGACGTGAAAGTAGTTCGCGACGACAGCTGTGTTCGTCGTCAGGCCGGTGAAGGTGAAATTCTGGACGCCGCTGGCGCTCACAGCCTGCGAAGTCCAGCCGTTCGCAGCTTCAAGGCCGCCGCCCGGGTCAGTCTGCGCAGAAGCCGCGCGCTTGCCCCAGATCACGCCGTCGGCGCCCGTCGTGCTGACCGAGCCGATGCCGGTGGTGTTGCCGGTAGCGGTGCCGGTTGCCGAAATCAGGACGGGCGCCGCCGCGTTGACCGTCAGGCTTGCCGCGCTGGTGGCCGTGGTGCCGTTGGTGTCGGTGACGTTGCAGCGGTATTGGTCGCCGTTGTTGGCACTGCCGCCACTTACCGTGGTCGCTGCGGTGGTGTAGCTCGCAGATGTGCCGCCTGTGCCCGTGCTGACGTTGGACCAGCTGCCGCCGCTGTTGATGCTGCGCTGCCACTGGTACGAAAGCGCACCGCCGCTGCTCGTGGCAGTGACGCCAAATGCTGCGGTCGCGCCAGCAGTGACCGTCTGGTTGCTGGGCTGAACGGTGATCGTCGGGCCGGAAGCGGCCTGCAGTTCCCATGCGACGTGACTGATCGCAGCAATGCCGCTGCCGCCCGACGACCCGCCGAGCGCGACTGTCAGAGCGCCGCTTGACACGACGATGGTCACTGTGGCGTTCGAGCTTGGCCAGGCGGAATCAATCAACTCCGCGCCTGTCGCATCGAGCCACCTTGTGGGGCCGGATGTTGTCGTCGGCCCGATGGTTGCCCTGACGGTGGCGCCGTCCTTGAGCTGGCAATAGATCACCTGTGGCGCCGCCGCATCACCTAGCGCAAGACGTACCTTGTACGTGCCAGAGGCCAGATCAATCGTGAAGTTCGTCGGGCTTCCGCTGTTTGCCATGAAGGCAATGCCAGCCAGCCGAACGTCTACGCCTGTTGACCTGTCCCGCGTGTTGCTGGTGATGCTGGACCCGAAGCCGAAGGTCTTGCCGCCTCGCGTGGTTGGGTACGCCTCACCAAGCGAGTAGGTGTCGGCTGCGTTGTCGGTGACATACCCAGACGTAGCGCGGAAGTTAATGCCGCTGAAAGCCATTAGGAAACCCTCATTGCGTACACAGCCGGGCTAGTGTTCGACGTGTTGAAAGCCACATACACAATTGCCCCAAGGCCTGGCACATAGCGGAATCGGTTGTGGACGCCAGCCGAGCACGAGGCAACAGGCGTGATCGACCCGGAGCCGTGAACCATCAACTCACAACCCCAAGTGCTGCCGCTGTTTGGTGTGATGACGTAAATGTCCTTGGGACTGTCCACCGCCCCACTTGCACCAAGGCCGCCTGCGTAGGCATAGAACACATCGTTTGCGCTGTCGTATTCCAGAGCCTGCGAATAGGGCGCGCTGTTCAGGTATTGCGCAGCGGCGCCGCCGCTGAGCGTGATGATTGTACGCGAAGTACCAGCGCTGGGGATCTTGTAGGCGTAGAAGGTCTTCGTACCGTCGGGGTCGCGGCCGTTTCCGAAGCCGATGGTGAACAGCTGGCTGCGCGATGAGTCCCAGCAGGACGTGCGCGCCATCTCGCCGACGCCTCCGAAGTCCTGCAGCACAGAGTGCGTTGCGGTCGCCTGCGCCCACTTGTGAACCTTGGTGCCAACTACGCCCCACACATCGCCTGTGGCCGCGTCCATGCACTGACCGAACTGGCCATCAGCAGTCAGATTCGCCCAAGTGCCGGCCACGTCCCACGCCCCCGTGGTGGTGTTCTGCCCGTCGATTTGTGGACTCGTGTGAGCGTTTGGGTAGCCACCGAAAAAACCGAAGATCATCGCGCGGCTGCGCTGCGTCACATAGTGGCTGAAGCTGTAGGTGTGACTCGACGCTCTGGAGCCGTCCACGGTGTAATAGAAAACGTCGTTCTCGGTTGCACCAGCGTCTGCTCGAAGCGTTGCCCACGCTGGAGTGTCCTGCAGCAGATTCAGCACGACGCTCCGGTTGTCATAGCCGTCGCCGTGGCCGCCCGGGCCGGACATCCCAAGCTTGCTGTTGACCAGGTCCAACCAGGCGCCGCAGTAGGCGTAGCCGTGAGCCCCGCCCGCCCCGCTGGTGCCGCTGATCTGGAACCACTCGCGCAGCGGCTTGCCCGACAGCCAGGCAGGGAGAGATACCGGGTCCGTGTACGGCTTGACGCCCATCACTGGGTAGCTGGCCGACCACTGCGACGTGAGCATGCTGGCCCAGTTCGTCGCGCCGATCATGCGGTTGTAGGCCGCGCTTGCACCGCTCACTCCATGACGCACTGCGTAGGCAATCGCCATCTGCAATTCACCCCACTGGCCCTTGGCGCCTGCAATGGCGTCGTATTCCGTCGCCAGCACGTTGCCACCAGCGGTCGCCAGCGGATTAGATGTGCTATCAGCCAATGGGGCCGTGGTGCTATAGATAGCTGTCCAGCTCGCGGGCCAAGGACCAGTACCGTTTGTATACCCCGTGTAGGCAAGCGACGTTCCCAGCTCAACAACATAGCGGTTCGCGTTCTCGAACGGGAAGGCGCTGGAGATGCCCAGGCGCCCGATGATGCTCTGCGCCTTCCACGCGAAAAACGCCGTTTGCCGCGCCGTGCGCGTGGCGTCCAACGGTAGGCCCAGGCATTTGCTGTACCCCCACGCGGCGGTGTGAAAGTCCTGTTGCCAGATGGCGACCCGGCTGATGCTGCTCGTGTAGGTTTCGCCCGGCAGGATGATGCCGAATGCGTTGTTGGCCTGAGCCACATAGCGCCCGTGGAAATGGTCCACGTTGTTGTGGGCGCGGCTCACCATGTCGGTGTAAATCTGGTCCGTGCTGGGGGTGAGCGTGAGCGCCTGCACATGAGCACGCCAATCCCATGCACTCGCACGGGTCTGCCACGCATCAACAGCGGTTTGCACCAGGCCCTGCGAGCCATTGCGCAGTGCAGCGTTGTCGCCGTTGCCCAGGTAATTGCAGGTTGCCGCAAACTGCGCTTCTTCAATGAAGTAGCGGAAGCCCGTGAGAAGTGCAGCCATGTAGCCCACAGACGGGCTGTGTGCGGTGTCCCAAGATGGCGGAAGCGTGCCGGTAGGCGTGGGCGTCACGCTTGCCGTGGTGCTGCTGCCGTTGCTGGCAAAGCCAGAGTTGTCGCAGATGACCCGGTTCGGGTGGTCCTGAAACCGAAGCAGCTTGTTCGTGTTCTCGTCGCGGTAGTGGATGGGGTAGCGGCCAGCACTGAAACCGTTGCGCACTACAGCCTTGAACGTGCTTGCGCGGTCAGCGTCGGCAGCAATCAGGTGCAGCACGTCATGCTGTGGCAGCAGGCCAATGGGCGCCTGATACCCGGTGCTGGTCATAGCATCGCTGTCGTAGGTGAACGAACCTTGCTGCAGCGGCGCGTAGCTGCTGGGCAGCGCCGCGACCTTGGCATCGCCAGCACTGAGGCTGCTGTAGTAGCTGGGAACCAGTTCCGTGCTTTGCAGGTATGCCGCGTTGTGGATGGGCACGATGCCGGGATCTGTTCCCGCCCAGTAGCTCAGGGCCGCGCCGTTGATGAGCGGCGTCCGCTGGTGATGCTTTAGGTCAATCGCCACGCCTGCGCACTTCGCGGAGCCGTTCAAGCTGAAGGCGTAGGTGGCCGATTTGTTGGTCGGGCTGGCGACTGCGATGTAGCCGTTTTCCACCCAGGGCAGGACTTGCACTTCGCCGTTCGCGTAGGCGCGGACTTCAAGCCACGCTACAAGGTGCGGGTCAGAGCCGACGGCCTTGCGGTAGACCCATGACGACATCACCGGGCCGGTGCAGACGGTCAGGAGCGGGGTGGCCCAATCGCTGCTGGACCAGTTCACCGCGCCGAAGGTGCCGCAATCGTGCCGGGCGGTCACCGAAGCAAGCGAGGCCGTGGACACGGCAGTCCCGGAGGTGGCCGCGCCGGAAGCCAGGGAGACCGTTTTGTCTGCGCCAGAAGTGACGGCTGCATAGCCCGCAACAATGGCGGTTTTGACGCTGCCATCCGGCCACGTCGTGAGCGCGTTCAGTTGCAGGCCGTTCAGCGATGCGCCGCTGACCAGGTCGCCCTGTTTGAAAGCGTGGCCGATTGCAAATGGCTGCGTGCCGGTGGCCCCCCCTCGCAAGACCACGTTGACGATGGTCGGGTCGGCGCTGCTGCTGCTGGTGTAGCCCAAAGCGGTGCCGTTGCTCAAGCCCATGCTGTTGGTCACGCCGACCGACGTGGCGCCGTCAGCGGCGCGCTGAATCGTGAAAGTCTGCGAGGTCGGGCCGCCGAACGTCCAGGTCAGCGTGCTGGCGCTCAAAGTTGCACCTGGCGCGCTGATGGTCGTGGTGCCGCCGCCGATGGGCACAGGGCCGTTCAGGGTGACGGTCCATGTCGTCGGGCTTCCCGTGGTGCCGGTGGTGCTGCCGGACAGCTGCTGCCCCGTTGCTGACGTGGCGGCGCTGGCCGTGATGTAGGCCGTGCGCGTGAATGGCACCGTGCCGCCGGCCCAGGTCAGGGTCAGCGTGACGGTGTAGGTCCCTGGCACGGTGTAGGCGTGCGTCGGGTTCGCGCTGGTGCTGGTGCTGCCGTCGCCGAAGTCCCAAAGCAGCGCAGAGTAGGTGCCGGTGCTTTGGTTCGTGAAGGTGGTGGTGAACGGCACCGTGCCGGCGGCCGGCGCGCCGATGAAGTTTGGCACCGGGGCCACGACTCCAGGATTTGCGGTGATGCTGGCCGCCCCGCCCGTGCCGCCCGTGACGGTCAGCGTCAGCGTGTAGGTGTTCGCGGCCGTCGCGTCCAACGTCAAGGCCTGCACTGCGCCGGGCGCAAGCGTGCCGGTGCTCGGCGAAACCGTCAGGCCGGATCCGGTGCCGATGCCCCAGGTCGCTGGCACGGTGCCGGTGTTGTGCACTTGCGCCGTCGCCTGAATGCCGACCACCATCGAGCCAGGCACGTTTTCAAGCGCAGCGACCGGCGTCGGCGGCGGCGGTGGCGGCGGCGCGCCGACCGGGACCAGGCCGGCCTGCATGGGCAGGCTGCTGACGATGTATCGAACGTCACGCGGGATCATGGCTGCCTCACGCAAGCGACCTTCGTCCAGCCGGCCGTCGTGCCCCAGTTCTCCAGGGCCTGCACCACCAGCCAGGTCGTGCTGTCTGGCATCACGAACAGGTCGCCGCCGCGCTGGTCTCCGCGCACGGTGGCCTTGATGTCGCCCTGCACGTAGAGGGCTGCTTTCTCGCCGCCCAGGTTCAGGCCTTCGATCTGCCGCAGGTCCGAGGGGGACAGCGCCTGGCGCTGCACCAGCAGGTCCACGTCCGGCAGGAAGTCCGGTGTGCGCGTGCCATCGCTGGCCGTCGTGTAGGTGCCGGCCGGCTGCCGGTACTGCGCCAGGACCCAGGGGTTCACTGCGGCCACGATCGGGCCGGCGATTGAATGCAAGTTCACTCCTGCACCTCAAAGTCGACCGACTGCTGAAGCTCGCCGGTCCAGATCAGTGGCTTCGTGGAGACACCACCAGGCGATTCGCCAGCAGCCACGCGCGCGGCGGCCTCGCCGACCACCTTGCCGGTGATCACCCGGTTCTCCGGGGCCATCTGCATCTTGCGCAGCATCAGGGTCACCGGGGACAGCGGCGGGCTGTTGGTGTCCGTCATGGACTGCCTCAGTTCGCCCTGAATCACCAGGCCCATGACGCCCAGCGCCTGGCCGGCGTCGTAGTCCGCGACTTGCAATTGCTCGGCCAGTTTACCGCCCCAGTCTTTGGAGTGCTCCGCGATCATGTTGCGGAAGAAAGGCCGCGGCGGGATGCCGGCAGCTGGTGCGCCGAATTCCTGGATCGCCGCGATCGCCGCCATGGGCAGGTCGCTGTGCGTGTGCGTGGCGCCTTCCAGGAAGCCCAGGCGCAACAGCGCGCCCTTCTCCAGGCCTTTGGCCAGCTTCTCCAGGTGCGCCTGCAGCTTGTCGCCGCCGCTCAGTTCGACCTTGTCAGCCACGGAAGAGCCTTCCCCACGGGTCCTGCACGCGCGGCCTCCCTGGCACGTAGCGCGCGGTGCGGTACTGCGCCAGCGCTTGCCAGGCCTGCAGCCCGTACTGCGTCTGGGCCCACCACTGGGCGTTTTCGCTCTTGATCTGCAGGTCGGCCTGCACCGTCACGCTGCCCTCGGTGGCGCTGTTGATGCGGCCGACCAGCGGCGTCGCAGCCTGGCCGTTGATCGGGGCATTGAGTTTCGCGATGTGCGCGACGATCAGGTTCAGGATGAGACCCCGCCTGATCTCATTCTTGACCACTGAGCCCGGGCCGTTGGCGCAGTAGAGCGTGGCTTCATCGAAGTACGCGCTGGCCAATGGCTCCGCGACATACCCGGCCAATTCAGGGAACCGGGCCGCCCACTGGGCGTATGCAAACTCAACTGCCATTTGCGGCCGCCTTCCTGGCTTGACTTGTGACCACGCTCATGACTGTCAGGCCGCGATGCCTTCGGCCTTCTGGATCTTGCCGGGCAGTTTGGTCGGATCCAGTCGCTCCAGGCCGCTGCGCAGAGTTTCCTTTTCGCGCGCTTCGGCGACGGTGTTCTTCTCGGACCCGTGCGCGAAGATCAGCCCGTTCTTGACCATCGGGCTGTCCTTGTTCGCTGCAAACCAGCGGTCCCAGAGTTCCTTCGGGCAGTTCGGGGTCAGCGCGAAGCCGCCTTCCATCGGCACCTTCGGGCCGACTCCCTGCGGGAAACTGTTGCCGGCAACGACGAATTCGCCAGGCAGTTGTTCGGCCTTCAGGATGGTCTTGGCGCCGCCGCCCTGGATCGGCTCCTGGGTGTCGGCCATGCGGAAAGCCCGCAGGACAACGCCGTGCGGCAGCTTGCAGCCGACGGTCACGAATTCTTGATTGCGCCCGGCCTTCTGGGCCTGCGCGTTGGATTGCGCCGCTTGTGCGGCCAGGTCGGGTTGGGTGCTCATGTCGATCTCCAATGAAAAGGGCCCCGGGGGTTGCCGGGCCCTTGAGGGTTTCAAAAGCGATTGCGCTACTGCGTTTCAAAGCAGTAGCAAGTTGGACTTCTTCAGGTTCTCGCGAGCCGGGATGACCCGCAAATTGTTGTGCACGTGCAGGCCGCAGACGTTGCGCCCTTGGAGGGGAATGATGTGGTCGACGTGATGCGGGATTCCAGTCTCCTGCGTGATTTGCTCGCGCAGTTCGTAGATTTCCTTAATCATGCCTATATCGGCCCATGGCGGCATAGCGCGGCGGGCCTTTATCTCTCGACGGCGGGCGGCCTCTAGGTATGCGACCTTGTTCTCTGCGTAGTGCCTGCGGCGCGCTTTCCTAATGCGATCAAGGTTAGCAAGCCTGTGAAGGCGTCGCCTTTCTCGCTCGGCGTCCGCATTCTTGGCTCGCCACGCTCGCCCAAGTTCAGCATGTCGCGCCTTGTTCATCGCGTAATGCGCTGCGCCTCTAGAGTTATGCCGGCATTTCGTTTTCACGTAATAGCGGCGGCCATTCTCTTTTCGCCGCTCAAGGTTATTCAGCCTGTACTGGCGCTGATATTCCGATTCGGCAATCGGATTCTTGAGCTTCCTCGCTTTTCGCTTGGCCGTGTCGCAAGACTTGCAAACGGGTTGCAAACCATCGGGAGACGCTTTGCGCGCAGAGAACAAATTGCTCGGCAATGACGCCTTGCACGAAGTGCAGACTTTCATCATTCACCCTTGACCAGAGGATGCGACCTAGATGGGTGCGCGGAAAGCCGGCGGTCAACCGGCCTTGTCGGGGGCTACCCTATCCGCGCATCGGCATCGTAGCTTAGATGCCGACCATGCTCGCGAGAGCAAAAGGTTGTCTCACAATGGCTCCCCAAGTCCCCTGGCAGAACTTCTGCTGCCACGACGACAGGGCGCGCACCGGTGCGAAGGTGCGCAGCTTGACGTTCGAAGCGCAGTAGCCGGTCGCCTGGCCTTCCACCGTGCCAGCGATCACCTGCAGCAGTTCGCCGGCCAGGTTGCCCTGCGGGTTCTGCGTCGACTGCACGCCGTACTGGATCGCGGTCTTGATGGTCACGTTCGGGAAGCTCTTGGAGAGCATATCCTTCGGCGTGAGGCCGAAGCTGTTCGTGATCGTCAGGGCCATCGAAGACTTCGGCGACATGGCCAAGGTCATCGGGGTGTCCAGTTCGATCAGGCCAGCGGACTGCGTGATCAGCTTGGTGATGATCGATTCGATGTCGGCGTAGACCTCGTTCGCGGTGGCGTTGATCACGCCGGCCGACGTGATCCAGGTCGTGCCGGTGGCGGCCTTCGTCGCCGGGGTCAGTGCCGCGGCCAGGCTCGGGTCGTTCAGCAGGCCGTAGTTCTGCAGGCCGGCCACGCCCAGGAAGTAGGTCAGGTTCTGGTACTTGTTCAGACCGCCGACCGCGGCTTCCTTGATCTCGGAAGCCCAGCTGATCTTCGCCAGGCCCGCCCGCTCGGCTTCAACTTCGCCGTACTCGGTGATCACCTGGTACAGGAAGCTCTGGCGTTGCGGAAAGTTCAGGTTCAGGCCCGCGCGCCCGTTGTTGGAGTAGTCACCGTAGGCCGAAACCTCGACGGTGGGCTCCGCGATCGGGAACATGATCTGCTGGTCGGTGATCGAGCCCTTCTGTTCCTCGCCGAAGATCTCGGCGGCCTTGTTCTTGGCCGTCAGGATGCGCAGCAGGTTCGGGTCGACCACGGTCGTCAGGTACGCGGGGATGCCGGCGTTGCTGGTCGTGACCAGCGTCGGCTGCGCGTCCATCGCGATCGAGATGTCCTTGAACCAAGGATCCTTGCCCTTTTCGTCCAGGATCATCTCGGCGCCGAACATGGAGATGCCAGCGCGTTGCAGTGCGGCCAGATCGCCGCCGTTCAGTGTGGTGCGGTTCAGCATTTCAATCAACCTTGAAGGTGAGAGCTCATCTTGATGAGCGAGCCGGCAGGGCCGGTGCTCATCGCGACGAACTTGGTTTCGACGTTGGTCGCGGCCGTGATCGTGGTGCTCGCCGCGGTCTGCGACGGGCTCACGACGTAGGTGCCAGCACCGCCGGTGCCGGTACCCAGGCCCCAGAGCGTGGTGCCGGCAGTGACGCCGGCACCGCTCAGGGTGTCACCAACGCCAAAGGCGCCGGTGACGGTGCCGCCCACGGTCAGGGTGCCGTAGGTGCCGCCGATGGTGGTGGAAGTGACGGCCTGGTCCGGGATGTTCACGCTGTAGGTGCCCAGGCCGCCGGCCGTGCCGGACAGCTGCGCGGTCACTTGCGTGCCGGTGGCGACGCCCGTGCCCGTCAGGATGGCGCCCGGGACGATCGTGCCACTCAGGCCAGAGACCGCGGTGAACACGTTGCCGACGATCGTGCCGGTGACGCTGATCGCGGTCGCGGCGGCGATGCTCGACGCGGTGCCGCTGGCGGTGGCCGGCGCGCCGGTGGCGGCGAAGGTGACCTTGCCGTCGGCGTAGTTCGCGTAGGCCTTCATGCCGACAGCCACTTCGTTCGAGCCGTCGTTCTGCACGAAGAAGGCGCCGCTGGAGAACAGGGTCACCGGGTAGCCAGAAGGCACCACGTTGGAACCTTCAGCCAGGAACGCGGTGATCAGCGCCTGCTGCATGCGCGCCACGAAGCCGGTCACCGGGCCGAATCCGGTGTTGCTCACCTTCGCCTGGTTGGCGGGGTCCCACCACGCGAAGCGGCCGACGGTCAGACCGGCGGCGCCAGCGATGAGGGCGCCAGGGCCGGCGTCCACGGTCGCGCGGGGGTTCTTGTCGGCAAAGTCACCGGCGACTGCCAGGCCTTGAACGACGTTCACTTGTGTCGGGAAAGACATGATGGTTTGTCCTTGTGGTTTCTGGGAGTCGGCCGATCAGCCGAGGCCGGGGAAGCGCTCGATGAGCGAGCTCGACGGCGCCGAATCGGCGGCGATGCGCGTGCGCGTGGAGCCGGGCTTCGGCTGGGCCGCCAGGATCGCGGGCAGCGCGGTCGGATGCACGCCCTCGGTCTTGACGCCCAGGATGTCCAGGGCAGCGCGGTAGATGGCTTCGCCGCTGTCCAGCGCCACGTTGACCGCGCCCACGTAGGGGCGAACGGCCTCGCGCGCTTCGGCGGCTTTGCGGGCATCGGCCTTGGCATTCTCCAGGGCTGTGGCGACGATCTTGTTGACGGCGTCCATTGCGGGCTTGTCCTTCATATCGGGGTTGGCAAACGGGTTGGCGGGCGCGGCGCCCGGGTCTGCGGGGTCGCCCGGTGGCGCGTCGTCGTCCGGCGGCGGCGCGTCGTCGGCAGCAGGGTTCAGG